CACGCGCGGGGGACCATGGTTCCCTGAATTCACCGAGTGCGAATTCGCAAAAGAGTGGTTCGAAGAGTACAAGCACATGAACAGCAATGGCCTAAAATATAGCCCATAACAGGAGACAGCCATGCCAGTTGCAAACCAATTCCTCCGCTCCGTCATTCGCCACGGCTGGTTCACCCAGCTTCCTGACAGCCCCAAACCGCCAGTCGATACCGGCCCACCACCCGGCACGCGTGATCCATTCTTCCAGCCCTTCCAGTCCGCATCCCTCTGGAATATGCCAATCGGGGATGGCGCGGTCTATCGCGATGCTGGCATGACTGGCCTGCCTGGAGGCGGCAACCCAAACGGCTTCGTTCCCGGCTTCGACGGCGACAAGATCGTCAACCAGCCCACCGCAGCGCGCATGCCTGTCCTCTCCAGCAACGCCGGATGGACAGGCGCGAACCGCTGCCTTGGCACCGATGTTACCCGCACCGCCATTCCTTGCCCCCAAACCTACATCATCGGCAACAGTGGAGCCAACAACTGCGCCGCCTTCATCATGACGGACAGCCGCACGATCTGCCAGTTCCAGCCCTTCACGCACTGCACCAATGGCGCTGGTGTGGCCTACCCGCACGCCACCGGCTACTCCTTCCACCCCAACGAAGACCTCTATGGCTATGGCAAGGATGGCTCCCATGGCGGCAGCTTCCTCTCCGCAATTGGCGGCTCCCTCCGCCTTGGCGAGGTGCGCCCCGGCGACACCGAAGGCCCACACCATGTCCTCAAGGTCAACGTGTATGCCGCCGACTGCCTCCGCAAATCCACCAATCGCTCCAACCTGTTTCGCTGGCCTGCTACCCAATGCGACAGCTACGCCACCAACACCTCTCCGCCCGGCTACGGCTCCTACGGCGGCAAGTCCATCTCCAACACCGACATGGTTATGGGCTCCCTGCTCGCCCTTCACCCATCCTTCGCCATCACCGCCAACCTCACCACTACACCAGCACGCTTGCTTGCATGGACCCTCAAATACTACGGCGCGTACATTGTTGACGATGTGAGCGTGGCGGGTTTCGCCTTCACAGGGGAAAACGGCACCGAAGGCAACTTCTCCACCCAATTCCAGTCAGATTGGGGGTATCCTTTCGCCATGCACGAAACCACAGCCCACGCATGGGGTAGTGACATCCGCACCATTTGCGATAACTTCTACGTCATCTCCAACAACGACAGTGCAGGCGCAGCACCCGGTCGCGGAGTTGGAGGAGGCGGTACTCCTCTTCAACCGCTGGCACCTGAAATCTTCCCACCCTAATCGCCATGAGCACCTTCAAAGACCTTCAGGACACCATCCACAACGACTACTTGCACCGCAACCTCGGCGCATCGACGCAGCGCGCCATCCAGCGTGCGATCCGCAAGTACGAGAAGCGCCGCCACTGGTTCAACGAGGCGCACATCGCCGTCGCAACCGTCGCCAACCAATCGTGGATCGCCCTCCCTTCCGACTACTTTGCGCTAGACCGCATCGAAGTCATCATCAACGACACGAAGGTCAAACTGGACGAAGCCTCATTCGACAAGATTCAGGAGTACAACGCGCTCTCCACTTTCACAAGCCAGCCACACCACTACAACTACCATGAGGACCGCTTCGAGATTGCAGCCATCCCAGACAGCGCTTACCCCATCAACATCTACTACCTCAAGGTACTGCCTTCACTGAGCGCCGACACCGACAGCAACGTGTGGACCAACGAGTGCGCCGACCTCATTCTCCACGAGGCCACTCTCGACCTCATGACCAACGTAGTCAAGACCACCGATCAAATCCAGATCAACAACCAGTTCGCTTACCTTAAGGCGGCACAGGACCAGCTTGCGGAGCAGGACGCCGTTCGCGCGCTCACCCGCCTTCACAACAGTGAGGAGGACGACTGATGCTGCTCTCCTTCGATGAATGGCTCCCCGACCAACCGACACTGCTTGCTGGCTGCACCGAAGCCCTCAATGTCCTGCCCGGCCCAAGCGCCTACCTGCCCATGCCCTCGCTCGTGCCCTACACGACCGCAGTCGGCGGCAAAGTCTTGGGTGGGATCATTGCGCAGTCCAGCGGCAACAGCTACAACTACTGCGGCGACAAGTCCGCGCTCTACTCCCTCGCCAACCAATCCTTCACTTCCGTGACACGCGTAGTGGGTGGCGCATACAACGTCCTTGGCGACGACTACTGGGAGTTCGCGAACTGGGGCAACACCGTCATCGGCGTCAACGGCCACAACGACCTTCCACAGCAAATCTCCCTTGGCGCTGCCAACTTCGTTGACATGAGCGTGGGCGTCAAGGCATCCCACATCGCAGTGGTGAAGGACTTCGTTGTCCTCGGCAACGTCAGCGATAGCGCGGCGCAAGTCTCCCGCCTGCGCTGGTGCGCCATCAACAACCCACTGGACTTCGTGCCCAGTCCCGCTACGCTCGCTGACTACCAAGACCTTCCCACCGAGTATGGTCCAATCCAGCGCGTAGTTGGTGGAGGCTACGGCGTGGTCTTCCAGTCCAAAGCCATCACGCGCATGGACTTCGTTGGTTCGCCACTTGTCTTCGCCATCACCACACTCCACACCAACATTGGAGCCTTCTCACCACGCGCCGTCACCAACTACCAGAACCTTGTTTTCTTCCTCGCAGAGGATGGCTTCTACACGTTCGATGGCAGCAGCCTCAATCCAATTGGTCGCGGCAAGGTCGATAGCTTCTTCTATAAGGACTTGGACAAGAACCACACCGTTGGCGTAGTGGCCGGCATTGACCCAATCAACAAGATCGTCCTGTGGGCCTACCCCTCCATCAACAACAAAGGCGGCAACCTCGATTCCCTCCTGATCTACTCGTGGGCCTACAACAAGTGGACACATGCCACCGGCCTTGACCTTGAAATGGTTCTCTCTTCCGTCACCACCGGCATCAACCTAGACAACCTGACTTCCACGACTGGCTTCAACCTCGATGCCCTTCCTGTCTCGTTGGACAGCGTGCAGTGGACCGGAGGCTCCATCATCCTCTCCGCTTACGACAAGAATCACGTGCTTGGCCGCTTCAATGGCGCTCCCATGAACGCCACCCTTCGCACGCGCGAATACCAGCACTTCGCAGGCCACCGTGCCCTTACCACAGAAGTTTGGCCCTACGCTGTCGGCCTGTCCGCAAGCGCTACCCTCACCCTGCTAAACCGCGATACGCTGACGCGCTCCATGTCCGCAATCGAAACCTCAGTCGTCAACGACATCGGCTACGCGCCCTTCCTCTCCGACACGCGCTACTCCACCATCCAACTCGATGTCGCGGGAGGCTTCGACCAAATCCTTGGCGTGAACGTGGAGGCCACGCAAACAGGAGGCGTCTGATGCCTACTTCCGCTACCAGCCTGCTTGCGCCACCACCCTACCTGCTCGACACCGAGCAGTGGAAACACCGTGCCTCCACCTACATGCTGCAAGCGCACCAAGGACACCTCGGCAACACAGCCGCCGTTACCCTCCTCTCCGGCACGGTCGCAACCGCCGTCACTGACTGGCGCGCAGGCTTCAACTCCTTCATCGGCTTCATGCCGCGCACCGCCAACGCCGCAGCAGAACTTGGCAATGGTACACTCTACGTGTCTTCCCAAAGCAAGGGCGGATTCACCATCACCCACGCCAACGCAGGCACCGGGGACCGCAACTACATCTACGCACTATTGGGGTAAGCCATGAGCAAAGTCGGCAAATGGTCCACGACCGCAGGCAACAACCAGTCCGCACCACCGGACGGCTGGCCTGAAGGGCAGGACTCCAACACTGTCAACGACTGCGCACGCGAGATGATGGCGCAGATCGCAATCCTCGCGCGCAGCATCGAGTACATCGACCTCGATAACACGCCCACCTACCTGACTGCCAACAGCTTCTCCCTTGGCACGGCAGACACGACAAACTGGCACGTTGGGCGGCGCATCAAAGCCTTCGACACCACTACGCTGTACGGCACCATCGCTTCCGTCAGCGGCACCACTGTGATTGCGCGCCTGGACTCCGGCATCTTTAGCTCCTCTCTCTCCAGCATCGCCCTCGCTGCGCTATCCAACGCATCGCCCTCTCTGCCCAACGCCGCTTACCAAGCCCAAAACGTCATCATCAACGGCGCATTCGATATCTGGCAGCGTACCGCTTCCGTTGGTGCAGTGGTTGGCGGCACTCTCGCTTACGTGGCCGACCGCTTCTACTACAACGGCAACACTGCCGCCACTTGCAACGTCTACCGCAGCGAGCGCAGCGCCACCTCCACGAACGTTCCCAGCCTCCTCAGTGCTGGCGTCCTCCTCAACAACAGCCTCACTATCCAAGTGCAAGCAGCCGACGCAGCGATGGCCGCAGGCGAGTGGGGTCTCGTTGAATACGTGGTTGAGGGCTACGATTTCCGGCCCATCGCACACCAGCCCCTCGGCCTGTCGTTCCAAGTCAACTCGAACCGCAGTGGCATCTACGCCGTCGCAATCCGCAATGGCGCGCGCTCTGCTTCCTTCGTGCAGAACTACACCATCAGCGCCATCAACACGTGGCAGCGTGTCTTCGTCCCCATTCCCGAAGCGCCACCCACGCCCTACAGCTGGAACTACAGCAACAGCGCCGGGCTCCTCGTCACGTTCACGCTAGCCGCTGGCGCTAGCTTCCAGAGCACTGGCGGGGAATGGACAGCCATGAACTCGATCTGCACTCCCTCACAAGTCAACTTCCTTGCCAGTGCAGGCAACGTCATCTCCTTTGCAAACGTGGCGCTCAAACTTGGCAACGCCGACACGCCAGTCGCCTACCGCCACTACACCGACGAACTGCTGAAGTGCCAGCGCTACTAAGAAGTCGGCCAATCCTCCAATATCTTCTACGCTGACGTAGCAGGCGAAGACCACCGCGTCACCGTCAACTTCCGCGTACCCAAGCCCAAAACGCCGACAGTCGCTATTACAGCCGTGGCCCAAACCAATATTGCTTCCCAAACCGCTTACAACGTCACCGTTACACGCTTCGACCACGCCGTTACCAATACTGGTGGGGGTCTCGCGTCTGACGATAGCGCAGTCTGGAAAGCGGAGGCAGAAATCCAATGAGCGACTACAACATGCGCGGCATCCCCGCTGAACTTGTCCCGCGCTTCTGGCACTACGCAGAGCCGTACATCAAGCGCGCCCTCGACCACACCAGTGGTGAACTCCTTCCTGAAGATGTGGAGAAGCTGCTGCTTGACCGGGACATGCAACTCTGGCTCATTTCCTACTCCAACACTATCGTGGGCGCAGTCACCACCGAAATCGTGAACTACCCTCGTCGTAAGCACTGTCGTGTAGTAACATTGGCGGGGAATCGCACGTTGTCGGAATGGCTGGACCTCGTTGACACCACGCTATGCGAGTGGGCACGCAACCAGCAATGCGACGCTCTCGAAACGTTCGTGCGCAAGGGTCTCGTTCCCAAGCTCGCGCCACTGTCCTATCAGCACAAGCACAGTGTCCTCATCAAGGAGTTAAGCGATGTCTAAAGGTGGAGGCGGCGGCGGGTCCACAACCACCGTCCAGAAAGCCGATCCGTGGGCAGGACTCCAGCAGCCCCTCCAAGCGCTGTACGGCAGCGCCTTGGACTGGTACAACTCCGGTACGCCGCAATACTACCCCGGCAATACCGTTGCGCCCATCAATCCGATGACGCAGCAAGCGATGGGCATGGGAGCAAATCGCGCCATGCAGGGCACCGCCAACCAGCCCCTCCTTGACACTGCCGCCAGCACATTGCAACGCAACGCTTCCGGCGTCCCCCTCACGAACAACCCCGCCTACGGCACGATGGCCGCTTTCTCAGGCGGGAATGTTGTTGGCAGCAACCCAGCCCAAAACTTCTTCCAGTCCGCAGCCGCAGGTGGCTACAACGCCGATCCCTCGCAAGGCTTCTTTGGCTCCGTACAGAACGGCGCATGGAACAACATCAACGCTGCCCAGCCCTACTTCCAGAACGCCACCAACGGCGCATACCTTAACGCCAACCCCTACGTCAACCAGATGGTGCAGAATGCGCAGCGCCCTGTTGTCCAGAACTTCCAGAATGCCATTGCACCAGCCCTCGCCTCCCAATTTTCCGCAGCCGGTCGCACTGGCAGCGGCGCGCACCAAGCAGCCTTCGGCCAAGCCACCGACGCCCTCGGGCGCACCCTTGGCGATATCAGTTCCGGCCTCTATGGGCAGAACTACGCCAACGAGCGTGGCCTCCAGCAGCAAGCCGCAGGCGCTTTGATGGGCCAGCAAAATCAGGACCGCGCATATCAGATGCAGGCGGCACAAGACCTAGCTAACCGCGTGGACGCAACGCGCAACTTCCAGATGCAGGGCGCACAGCAACTTGGCGCAATGAACGCGAACGAGCGCGCGCAACAACTCCAAGCCGCCCAATCCATCGGCAACTTGTATGGGCAGCAGCAAGAACTTGGGCAGGCCGCAGCCCTCGCCGCACCGGGCTTTGCCACCGCCAACCAGAACCTCAGCTACGACAACATCGCCAAGCTGCTCGGCGTAGGCCAACTCCAACAACAACAGCAGCAAGACTTGATCAACGCCGACCGCGAGCGCTTCGACTTCGGCCAGAATCTTCCGCTCCAGAAGCTGCAAAGCCTGAACCAGTTGCTGCAAGGCGGCTCCGTCTACGCTGGCGGCACAAGCCAGCAACAGAATGCCTTGAACCGCAACCCCTTCGCAAGTACCCTTGGCGGCATGATGCTTGGCTCTTCCATCGGTAATCTTATTCCCGGAGGCTACGGCAACATGGGCGGCCTGCTCGGCGCTGGCGCTGGCCTCCTCGGCTTGTTTGGGTGAACGTCATGGGCTTCGACTTCAGTTCCCTTTTCAACGACCCCACCTTCGTGGCTGGTGCGTCCATCCTTGCGAACCCACGCACTCCCGGTATCGTCGCTAACACCCTTGGCAGCATGCAGCGCATCAACCAACTCAAACGCCAAGCAGACATTCAGCAGCAGGAGGCCAATGACCTCGCGACCTACCGCAAGGGCGAACTCGATCTTGGCAACCGCAACGCCACCACCACCGAAAAGCAGTACGAGCGCCAGAACGAGTTGACGCAAGCGCAGATCGACAAGATGCAGCGTGAGTACGACATGCGCCAATCTGTCCTTCGTGCCTTCGCGCCCACCCTAGGCATCGACCCTTCCATGTTTGGCGGCTCCCCCATGTCGCAGCCAGCACCCGCCGCACCCCCAGCACAAGCGGCACCTGCCCCGCCTAA